ATTCATGGTACAGGCCGAACAAATAACGGAAAGGGACACTGGCGTATACCAGCACCGTGAAATAAGCCATCAGCGATATCAGAGGGCGATGTCTCGCCCCGCCACGCTGGTAGAACATCAGTGCAATAACGATAACAGCAGAGATAATTGCGTTTGCCATTGCACTCGGATCACTTGTTACCATTGCTGGCCCCTCCACCACGTAAACGCGAGAGAATTCCAAACAGGCTACCCAAATCCTGACTGTTGACGAACGTCAGCAGCTTAATAGCAATAGCGGCTACGATTACCGCGCCAAGCGCATCAAGTGGCCTGTCGCTATACCCCGTCCATTTGGAGAAGTAAGAGCCAAGAAGTGGAGCGCCAATAACGCCGAAGATGAATGAGGTGATGAAGTAGCCCACCAGCTTAAGGCGGCTGATATTAACCGCCGTAGCGACATAGAACACTGCACCAGCGAATGCGCCAAACACCACACCATAATCAATGCCGGTTGCCAGGCCGAACATGCTGGCCCCCATCAGACCACCAGCCGCTACCGTAGTGCCAGAAACAGGATCGGACATTTAGCCCCCTCTTATTGCCGTGAGTCCTCTCAGAACGAGGGGAAACAAAAAAGGCCACCCGGAGGCAGCCCTTAAAATAAAAAACCCGCGGCAGTGGCGGGTTTATGTTTTGATTTGTTGCTCAGTACGCTTTACTGTCCCGAGCCTACCACAATTTAAGCACTTTCCTGCTCACTCTGCAACTTAAATCTGTCGCTATTTGTGCCGAATGCGTCACAAAGTGGTGCGTAAAGCATCGATTCTGCAAGACTAACCCATGTATCAATGCGACGACGGCATGTGATGAGGGTCCAGTCGGGGTGTTTTGAATTAAGCTCTTTAGCCATCTGGAGTTTGCTTTTACGCAGACGATGACGATCAACAATCACGCCATACAGCCCACGGTATTCTTCGTTCATTAATACCGCAGCAATAACGCCGTCAATCTTTAGCCCCTCCTCGTCTGAGCAGAACGCCAGGCCAGTTTTGTTTTTACTGTCGAGGATTTCACGCAGGTATGCTTCCAGCTCGGGTTTAGTGATGCCGGATTTCTTCATGCGGCGCAGCGCATCGTTGATGGCGGATTTGGTTATTTTCCCGGATGCCAGCAGCTGGTTGAACATGTTTCCGCCCGAGCCACCACCAATATAAGACCAACGGCCCCACATGCGGAGCTTTCCCTGTACCCAGATACTTTCGAGAGTGCGAAGGCGAACCAACTCGCCGGATTTGCCTACTTCTGAAGGATTGATCATTTGCGTCTCCACTTACGCCAGTACGCCGATTGCCAGCGCACGATCTAAAAACCGAAACAGCAGCGTTAACTGGTCACCGTATTTCGCTTCAAATGCCACAGGATCAGCGTGCAACTCATCGTGATGCGCTCTGCACAGCGGTATCACAAACAGGTCGTGCGCTTTGGTACCCATTCCACCCTGCCCGTGGCCTATCAGGTGGTGGGGGTCGTCTGCCGGGTTATTGCAGCAACTGCACTGCTGCGACTTAACCCAGCGGGTGTACTTATCGTTCTCCCAGCGGCGGCGCTTTGGCCTCAGCATGAAAGATTCCGGTGATTCAGGATCGACTTTCACCGAGACTATCTTTTTAACCTTCTCCTGGAGGATTTCAGTCGCCGGTAATGACGGAACAATGTCGCTTTCCCGCATTACTGAAGTGTGCGATTCAGGCTTAATCCTGAGGGCTTTGCTCGCCACTGATTCAGGAACAAGGTCAGCAAGATCGTTACGTACCATCCACCAGCAGAACTCAGGAAGCGAAAGAGTGTGGTCAGCGCTGAAACCTAAATCAATATTCACCCTTTCCAGAAGCCATTTTACCAGGTTCTGCATGGCAATTCCTGCCAGTCTTTCAGTGGTTTGCTCACGTAAATGGTTATCACATGACCAACAAAGACGAATGCTCCCCGGAGCGTGGCGCATAACCGTAAAGTCACTGGCATGCCAGTCAGTGTGAGGCCATTGGCATTCAAATTTTCTCTCCAGCCAGGCATCAAGGCTACTCAATCCACCAGCTCGCTGAATGACCCTCTCGTTAACGACAATAGCCTGCATGTTGGCATCGTCAGTCAGGGGCTGGTGGGCTTCAGGGATTAATCCAGATGGCAGATGCTGGATGGCTTCGGATGGTGGCTCAATAACTACCCTTCCCTGACGGAATAGCCAGAGCAGTTCGTTACCAGGGCGGAACAGAACCACCCCGGACATCGGCGCAATTTCAGGCGTCAGTATGGCTCTCACGCAATTTGCCCCTTCGCGACATGCTCTGCCCAAAGTCCACCTATCCAGCGCACCCCTTTCGCCGTGAAACGAGACTGATTGAACGCATAGTTGGTCTGGTTGGTGGTCCCGGTCTTAACTTCAAATCGGCCTGCTTCGATGTGTTTACTCTTCGGAGTAAGCACGCGGTTCAGGCGGTACATGATGCCGTTCTCAATGAGGAACATCGCGAACTCGGGTTCTTTGGCGTTAAGGAGCTTGGCAACCTGCCGGAATGTCATTGACCCGGTGGCTTTGACGTAGCGATCAACAAATTCAGCCTTCGGTGCGGCAATTGCCAGTTCTTCACTCAGACGTTGCTTCTGTTCAGCAAGATCAGCGGCGAGCCGGAGCGCTTCAGGGAGTGTTTCTGGAACAACCATCCCGGCCCCGCTCTCCAGTTCCTGCCAGCGATCAACCAGACGGGCAGTAAACTCCGGGCACAGCTGCGCGACGATCACATAGCTGTCTCGCTTGTTAACTTCGTAGTAATGGTAAGTCTGCTGGTTCTGAGGATGGGTGTACTGCATTGCAGCATACCCCCCAATAACGCCGGATTTCATCAGTCGCTCGATGGTTACGCAGACATTGCTGTGACGGGAATCGACCAGCTTCGCAATTTCACGACTGGACATCGTTATCTGCTGACCTATCGCGGCGGCATGGTGCGTAGGACACGTTACGGTGATGTTCATCTGATTCATGCTCTTCTCCACTTATCAGGCGGCTGCACCCGCCAGAGGTTCATGTTTCTTGATGGATATTTCTACACGTCCACCCGGTACCTTCGGCCCCCACTCCACCAGCATTCTCTGCACCTGGCTGTCATCCTCCCAAATGCCTGCGTGCGTGAGCGCGTCAAACAACGCCTTGTTGTAGTTGTCGATGTCGCGGCGGCGTTCGTCTGGTGGGTACAATATAATTTCGACGGCAGCAGGTGCTGTTGATGGCTTTGGAAGGAAGCGAAGCTGCTCGACAATGGCGACACAGGCCGCGCTTTGATATGCCCTGCCTTTGGCGCTGATTAAATGGCGGCCCTTTAACGGCCCCTTATTTGGGGCTCGCCAGTATGTGTTTACGCTCGGTGGGAACGGGAGCACCAGTTTCATAACGTCACTCCCTGTTTTTTCAGCCATTCAACAGCGTTATCTCTGGCCTTATCTCCACCGGATAGCAGGTCTTTGATGATCGTCACTGGATCTGCATCCCATTCCGTTTTGACGACGGTAATGCCCCTGGCTGCGCCAGGAGCAACTGTGATGTAACCCTTTTTCTTAAGTGACTTCACGTGCGCTACAGCAGCGTTCGGTGATGCGCATCCAATTAATCCGGCAAGCTCCAGCATCGTAGGTGGGAAGCCAGCCTTTTCGATATGAACCTTGATAGCTTCGAACACTTCATTCTGACGCGGCGTTAATTCCATCATTTGTTCGCTCCTCTGAAGCCATCGGGGATTTTGCTGTAGTCGGTATTCTGGAAGCTTGATTTGAAGATTCCATCCTCACGCTCCCACTTCCCGTTAACACGCGCTGGCCTTCCGGCATTCGCCCAGTTGGTAGCGGACTTCAGGTAAGCTGGAAACTTTGTTGGCTGGAAAAGCGTTTGTGGGCGCAGGTAGGCCGCCATTGTTAAATCGTCGCTCCACTTGGCGTTGCAGTAGTCCACTACCAGCGACAGCTCTTCAACGGTGAAGCCCTCCCCGATTCGGGCGCGAATGTTTTGCAGCGAGGTTGTTGAAACCTGATAACGCGAACTGGTCACCTGGTTCAGATGGGTTAAAACCTGTTTAGCCTGATCGGTGATCAACACATCACCGTCTGGTTGCGGCGCAACCGGACAAATAGGTTTATTAGTCTGCTTGTTTAACTCTGTATTAAAGTCTGTATAGAGATAGGATTCCGTACTTTCGCGGCTCCAAAGATTCCTGTCATTCGCGGATTGAGAAACGCAGCTTCGCGGTTTTGATTCCGCATCTTCACGTTTTCCATTACGTACTTTTGCGGAATCGTTATTTTCTGGAAAGATTAATGAGATTAGAGCATCGCCGTCGATGCGATAATGCTTGGTTGGCGTACCATTGACCTTTCGAGAGCAGGTCTCGATCACGCCAGGCAGATACTTGTTTACCAACTTTTTAACCAGCCGCTCTGTCTGGTCTTCAGTTAATTCGCCCGCCTCAGCTCCAAGCTCCTTGTGAGTTTTATAGAACCATCCGTCTTCATCCCCAAATGCTGACCAGAAAACGAGGTTATTAAGAACTGCTGCCAGCGCATGAGCCTGCTGGTCTTCTTTAAAGAACAGCAGGTACGGCCTGGGAAGAACAATGACGTTCTTCTGGCCTGACATTGACTGGACGATGTCAAAGATTCTGCTCATGGTCGTCCTTTAACTCTGTAAATTTACGCTGGAATTGCTCAAGGGGGCTGAAGCACTCATGATCGTACCCTTCGCGGAGGTATATAACGCGTCGAGTCTCGGGCTCCCATCTGATGACCCGCACCGGGACGCCATAGTGATCTCTGAAACGGCGGTTAAGTTCTCGCATAGCGCTCTCCCCTTCCGACGCCAGACACCCACAATCGCCATAGCCCTGCTGTGGTTACATGGAACCCAGCGGCCTGATACCATCCGCTCATACCGAAACGACGAGGTTCCAATAACGGGAATACCACGTAGTTGCGGGAGACGGTTGTTTACCGTTACACTGTTCATGCGTTAGTTTCTCCACTGATACGACACGCCAAGGGGCCCGGAGCTGCACACTCGCGGGCCTCACCCATTTCTGGGAGGCAATAAACACGGGAAATAAGGTTCAGGAACGTCATGAGAGTGACCCTGAACTGATATGCGATATCGTTAAGACTTTGCCACTCGCTCCGGTCAACTACACCATCTTCAATGTAATGACGGTAAGCATTGACCAGCTCACCAAGTCTCCCCACCAGCTCGGCCAGTTTCAGGCCAATCTCTTCGTTTTCATCATCAGGCACGGCGCCGGGAACGTGTATTCCGTTATCGGTTTCACGTGAGAACGCGTCAGCGATGTAACTTACGCCAGCGGCGCTCTGAAGCACCATTGCCCAGCCCATCGGAAAGATCTGGTCGCCACCAGCACGAAGGCGGTTAAAGAGTGAGTTCTGGGTTTCGTCCAGAATCTCCGCCGCTTCAGCGTATCCGCCTGGCAAAGCGGCAATTGTCTTCCTGATTGCAGCCACCAGCCATGCGGGCTGCTTCTCAACTTTCCATTCAGGTTCTATACCCACGGTCATATCCTCTTTTCTGTGGTTTCTATCAAACCGCTGAATCTGTAGGCTTTTGGGGACGACTAATCGCCTTGATCAATTCCTTTGAGAATTTTCCCTCGGAGGCTAAAGCGATTTTTTCCGCATAGTTAGTCTCGCCAGTAAAATCTGTACGAGGCAGACATCCTTTTTTCATCCACTTATAGATGGAACGAGCACTACATCCGCAAGCAGAAGAAATGGTAATTACACCAATCTCCTTAATTGCTTCGGTAAGAGTTGGGAGTTTTTTCTCTTGCATATGAACCTCACTTTATGAACTTAAAGTACATATTATGACGGAACTGATAGTTCACGCAAGTACACCTATTATTGAACTCATGGTTCAGGAAGAAAGAGCGCGACAAGACTTCTCCAAAAGGCTAGCGCTGGCCTGTGAAAAAGCTGGTTTACAGATTCATGGTCGACAGGCAGAAATTGCTAAGAAAATGAAGCTAACACCTAAAGCTGTGAGCAAATGGTTTAACGGGGAAGCAATACCAAGGCGCGGAAAGTTGCAGGAATTAGCAGCTTATCTTGGCACGTCTGCCACTTACCTGTTAGGTGACTCTTCTGAGGATGGGATTATCAAAAGACAAGCCAGTATTGCCAATGACGTTTACCGCGTCGACGTTCTCGACCTGACTGTCAGTGCGGGGCCAGGCTCGTTCATGATTTCTGAGTTTGTAGAAGTTCTGCATGCTATTGAGTTCACAGGTGAACATGCGCGCTCCCTCTTTGGTAACCGACCTCAGCACGATGTGAAGGTCATGACTGTAGACGGTGACAGCATGTGCCCAACGATTCAATCTGGTGACCGCCTCTTCTTTGATGTGTCAGTGAGGAACTTCAAGGTTGACGGAGTTTATGCATTTGTTTTCGGGCAACACTTTCATGTCAAACGTCTGCAAATGCAGGGATTACAGTTAGCCGTGCTTTCAGATAACCCGGCATACAAAGACTGGTACGTAACTGAAGAGAATCAGGACCAGCTATACATCATGGGCAAAGCCCTCATCCATGAGTCAATAGCGTATAACAAGCTGTAGAGACGAAGCTGCGGCTGGTTTAAGTTCCTTTCTGCGGAATTAAGATTATGATTTATGAAAAGGTTTTATTTGTTTATACCACTTTATTGCAGGAAGGAATGGCGGCTGCCGGTTTTAACACTCCAAACGTGGTTCTTTTTGATGTTGACCCACTTAAGATCTATTCATTAGTTGTGACGTGCGGATTTTTAACAGATACATCTAAAATTTACTGGAACGAGATTGACGTAACTTTTAATGATAAATCTGTTATTGATCCTACATTCGATGGTGAAAGCACTTTCAACGTATTAGGCAGTGGATACCCAAACAAAGATCACTACTCCTCCGTTTCTTCTTTCTACCTGAAAGGCATAAGGTTAACAAACCCAGGTTTATACACTGCGAAGGTTTCCCTCTATGACAGCGGGGCAGACGGGAATAAAGGAAATCTAATTGATATTAAGGAAAGTCACTTTATCGTAGCGGGGGATTTTGAGTAGATGGGAGAGCTTTTTAAATTAAATAGTCCTAACCTTGAAAACACAAATTATGCACCTCATAATACTGAGCATGGTAGCGGCAGTGGCGGAGGTGACGATATGCTTCAGAGAGTGAAAGAGCTTGAAACAAAAGTCGCAACCCTTGTAATCGATGTTGCAATCATCAAAGACAAGCTAGCTTCAAAAGAAGATATTCAGTCAGTAAAGACAGAGCTACATAAAGAGTTGAATGCTCAAACATGGAAAATCATTACAGCTCTAGTCATAACTGTGCTTTTAGCTGTCTTTTCTAAATACTTTATCAAATGACCCGGGCGCCAGGCCGGGTTTTAATGCTTACTTCACAGCCTTACTACCTTTCCTCACTATCTCCGCAGCATCCCTGTTAACTCCCTTGCCGATCACATTGCCCGTTTCTCTGCGATACTGTTCCAGCTTCTTGATGATAGCTTCCTGGGTCAATGGCTGGCCTGAGAGCGACAAATCCATAACCGCCCTGCCCATGGCATGAACAATCATACTTACCCTTTCATCGTCCAAATCCATTAATGCGCCCCTTTCTGATGTTTATTTAATCATAACATCATTATCTGATAAAAATAAATAACCCGAAAAATCAGTACATTATTGCATTGCAATCATTAAATGTACTTTTGGTACTTTACATAATTGAACTATTGGTACATATTGATTTCATTAGCTACTAACAGTTAGCAGTACGGCATATGGCACATGTGCCGCAGCGGTCCGGGGATTCCTTTCAGTATCCAGATCCAGCGGGTAGCCGGAATGTGCAAGCCAGTTGTGTACGACAGCCAGAGACGTTTCACCAGCGTGGCGATCAGGTGTGACACCTCGGAAGAGACGAGGATGCAACGATGAGAGCACTATCTGTGAATAAGCACACCAGGCAAATGCCACGTGATGCCCAACCGATAGCTGTTTAGAAGCATCATTTAGTGCTCTCTTCAATGTGTCTTAGCTGCCTGGCTGGCAACCTACTGCCGTAAACACAGCTTTCCCTGTATGAGAGGCTAACTGCAGGGCGCGGACTCGACGCGTAGTACAGGTGTAACCCGCAACACGAAGTTCGAGTGACGTCCGTCTGGTAAGTGGCTTAGGCCTGAAACTGGATGAAGCGTCAAGGGTGACTGCCGGAGAGACGGCGGTATGTCCACTTCCTTAAGCTGGAACGGTGACTACTACTGATTATGTAGAGGCTTAGCCAATGAGCCATATCAAGCAAGCTGACAGTCGGAAATGAGCGACGGACACCCGGGAAAGACCAGGAGCCCAGACGATATCTGAGTGGCTTAAAAAACAGATGGGAGCCGGTGGAATCCCGGCACACAACATGAAAGCGCACTCCATTAACTATCGGTTGTGGATGACAGGTAACGGAGTGCGCTTCCAGTTGTGTAAACCGTAGTAGCTGTACCTGATGCTGTGTGTAGTCTTGGCGGTCGGCAGTTTGAAATCCCTTAATGTCGACCGCCCCTTTTCACAACTGAAAGCGCGTTCAGCCGGTTCCTTGAGAGGCCTCAGTCGTTAAATCAACTCAGGGGAACGCGCTCCCAATTGTGGAGAAGCTAACTGGCGGTGGCAGCCGCCCGTTTCACTAAGTGCCCTAGTTGGGTACTTACTAAAACGAACCCCCTTTATTTTTTGTCGCCACCAGGCGAGGGATTCGTGCAACCAAAAATCAGCGCTGTGCAGAGCGCTTATAACACGGAGAAACTATCCATGACGAACACACAGAACGTCACCGAGTTACAACCACGCATGACCAGAGAGCAGCTTATCGACGCAGCTCGTAAGGCCGCCCCTCTTCTTCCGCCAGCTTATCGCGGAATTATGACCGAACTGGCTAACCGCCTGGACTATACCAGCGTCGCGCTTTGTGAAGCGATGGCGCAGCGTAAAGAACTGGCTGTTCAGAACGCAACTCTGCGTGAAGATGTCGCAAGCTGGGCCAAAGAGTGTGACCGCATTGTTGAACGCCACACGAAGAGCAGAACCAATATGCATTTACTTGAAGCCCAGCGAGAACTGCGTGAGTTGTCTACCGTCGTCATTTCCCAAAATAACGAGGTGGCTCTCTAATGGCTAACTCATTCAAGCAAATGACCCGTGACGGGACCATCAAGCGTACCGATACCGGGATGTTTATCAGCCTTGACCAAATCCATGTGCGGGAAGGTTTCAACAAACGCGAAGATGATGAGCGTACCCGCCAGGCAGATGATGACCTCTTCA